GCTAACCCAGCATCGGCTGCGCTAGCGTAAGGATGTCCATTTTTGCTGTCCAGGTCAACAAAGAAACATTTGATGGCGCGGGCATTAACGGCTTCACGAGCCTCTGCATTGAACGCCGCGACGGCAACATACACATTCCAGGGCTCCTCATTAAGCCCGGCCGTCAGCTGCGCAATTTCAAGTTTAGATTTACAAAATCGCTGCTCTATAGCTTTTTTGTTTTTGATCCTCGTAACACAGTAGATGCCTGCAGACGGCAGAATAGCGTCTAAGAAAGCTGTGCTCACGTAGCCTCACACGGGGGTTGTTGTTATGTGCGGGGAAAAGGTGAGGCGGCGGCCCCGTGTTCCGCCTCGTCGCTACGGGATCAGCGCAGCCTAGCCTCGGGACAGATTATGCACGTTCAAGTTCAGAAATCAGCTCAAAGATACGCTCTAAATGTCTAGAGCGGGGGGTTACTCTACCGCAGAACCACTTGTAGATTGTTATCCGCGATACGCCCAGCCTTGCCGATGCCTCCCACACGGATATGTTGTGGGTAATGCACAGCTTAGCCAGGCGCACAGACGGAAGGTCGGGGTTAGCCGCACTGACCTCCCTAATCAGCGACGCGCTGTACCCCCGGCGGTCATTCATCGTCGTCAGAACTCCAGTCGCTCAGAATCGCCGCTACGCTGGGCTTTTCTACTACCGTCTCCGGCGTTGCTACTTTCTTGGCTCTTTTAACAGGTTCTACTAATTCTTCAGTAGAAGTTGCTATAGCTGCTGCGGGCTTCTCTGTGAAAGCGGCGGGCAGTGCAGGGGCCGCGGCAGCTGGACGATCTGCCTTAACAACCAGCTTGAACTCAATAGCGCGGCGGGCATCTTCCGATTGGCCCTGAGCCTTAGCGATCTCCCACTCTTCGCGAGTCAGCGGACGGATGGCCTTAAAGCGCAGCACAGGCACAGCCTCAGTCGTGTCAAACCGCGCCTCAGTAACCAGACCGTTGATAGGCACGCCGTGGCCAGCGAGGTAGTTGGCGTACGCTTGCAGGCTCATCTTGCCATCAACCGGCTTGCCGAAGATAGACTTGGCGGGGAGCTGCAGACGGAAAATATCGCCACCGACATCGTTCTCGAGAACCACAGCCAAGCGGCGGCTGAACCGGCACGCACGCGACTTGCCCTCGCCCGAGCCCTCGATGTTCTGTGGGCAGCTGGCGCAGACAGCACTCTGCCTGCTATCTGCGGGGACTTCTTCGTTGGGCTTGACGCCATCCGCCGACCAGCAGGTGGGGCCGACATCTTTGCCCTCTTCGTATTTTCCAATGAAGAATGTACGGGAGTTGGTCTTGGCAGCGGCAACGATAACCATGTTGAGGGCACGATCTTCGTTCTTGGCGATCTCTTCGCCGCCCGACATCATGCGCCACACACCGCCTTTGATAGAGATAGATTTAGATGAACTCTGGCCAGCCAAAGATTTCGTTACGTCATCGTCGGGGTTGCGCAGGTAGTCGGGGACTAAAGATCCATTATTAAACAAGGTCAGATTGCTCATGGTGCTTCCTTACTGATAGTTAGTGACTGGCACGACACACTGATATCCCCGACGCACGCGTGCCAACACGCCGGAGGCTTCTTTGCATTTCGCTTCTGCAGCATCGACCGCTTCAATAGATTCTTTGCTGTCTACAATCAACGCGCCCATCAGCAACAGCGACGCAAGGGCAACCCATCTCATTTAGCTCTCCGCACTGTAATGGAGTAGCGAGAATCTACATTCAGTCCTTCAGGAAGCACGCCCGGGTGTGCTTCCATAAACTCTTTAAAGTTGCCTTGGTGTATACGACGCTCGAGTAGCTGAGGTAAGTCTCGGTCTCTGATAAAGCGATACATGCTATCCCAATCGTTTGTCCAATAGCGAGTCTTGACTGTTTTCGTAAAACTGCCGTATGGGGTCTTGCCCCCGTCTTGTCCTGTGGCTTTGCATATCTCGATGAGCTCTTGTTCTATCGCTTCCATCTGGGCAGTAACTGCGGCTATCTTTGCTTCGTGTTCTCGAACCATTGCATCTTTTGTATCTCGCATTTTTATGTAAACCTGCACAAGCTTCGCGGCGTCCATAGAAGTTTCCTTAGTCGTTTAAGAGGTCAGATTAAGCGTAGCAGTATACTCTGTCAATTTATTTCTTGTTTATACAGCTCAACAAGCGATTGGTGCAAGTCGATCTTGTTCTGAAGCATCGAGTACATGCGCTTCTCGACGGGGCTGCCCTGTAAGTGCGTGACGGTTACGTTGCGCGTCTGGCCCTGGCGGTGCGCACGGGCGTTGGCTTGCAGATACATCTCGGTGGAGGACACGGGCCCCCACCACACAATCTGATCGGCGCGCGTCAGCGTGATGCCGTGCGCCGTAGCCTGCGGCACAAGCAGCAGAACCCGAGGGTTGTCCTGGGTCTGGAAGCGCTTGATGATCTCAGCCCGGGCGCCCGCAACGATGCCGCCGTGGATGGTGTCCACGGTGTAGTCTTTCAGCTCATCGCGCAGCATCTCGATCACGTGCCTGAACGGCACGAACACCAGCACCTTGCGGTCAGTCTGCTCGATGATGCTGATAAGCTCAGCCACGCGGTTCTTGATGTCGAACTGCACAACTTCCTTGGCATCAGTGTAAACACACCCTGCGCTGATCTGCAGGAGCTTGTTGAGCATGCCTGCTGCGTTGGCCGCGGTGATCTCCTCGCCCGCTGCGCGGGTGATCATCTCTTGCTTGATGGCGTTGTAGTACTTTTGCTGCTGCGGTGTAATGGGCACTTCCCGGGTCGCATATAGCAGATCGGGCAGGTCCAGACACTCTTCTTTTGTGTACCGAATAGCCGGCTGTAACGCGTCATGCACAATAGTCTGCGAGTCATTGCGGGGCACCCATTTGTACTGCGTGATCTTGGTCATTACCTTGTCCCGCCACGCGCCGAAGAACCGCGGCACACCGTCCGGGTTGACCAGCTTGGCAAGGCCGTAGGCGTCCAGCGGGGACTGAGACGCCGGCGTGCCGGTCATCATCCACAGCCGGGTATCGGCCCGGACAAGCGAGGCCAGTGCCTTCCAGCGGTCGGTCGATACGCTTTTTACTGCATTGGCTTCGTCGACGATGATAAGATCAAACCCGCCAGCCGCGAGTGCAGGAGTGACCACCTTTACGCCGTCGAAATTGATAATGACGAACTCGTAGTTGCCGGCAATCACAGCTTCGCGCTTTTTTCGGTCGCCTGTGGCGATGCCCACCGTCCGGTGCATCACGGTTTTGAACAAGTCTGACCGCCACGCAGTGTCCATAATCGACACCGGGCACACCACCAACACCCGCGACACCCGGCCCTGATTCATGAGGTAGTCAGCAGCCCACGCTGCGGCAGAGGTCTTGCCTGTGCCGGGCTCGTTAAAGCAGAAACACCGTGGGTGCGTGGCCAGGAACGCGGCCGTGGTGCGCTGGTGCTCGAACGGCGTGTACACCCCCGGCCACTCGTAAGTGCCCAGTATGGGATGCGGCGGGGCTTTGATCTTGAGGTTACGCAGTATCTGCACCTCGTCCGGGCCCCAGTTGACGAGGATTTTAGCGAGCGCGCCCTTGCGCTCGAGAATATGAGACTTCGGGATCAGGGCTTTAATCTGATCCGCTTTGCGCGTGACAAACAGCAGCGCGCGGTTCTCCACGATCTGCATGCAACTTCCCTAATTGTGACCGACGTTATTTAACTTTGTTCGTACGGGTACGTGCAAAGCTGCGATTTTTCGACTTGGGCACAGCCCGTAGATTGCTGAGTTTGCTAGTGCCGCCCTTGCTCAAGGGCTTCACGTGATCGACATCCATACTGTCCGGCAACGTACCATGCGCCTTCTCGTACGCGCGGCGAGCCTTGTGCCGCTCGGATTGCTTCTTAAGCTGCTCCGGCGTGCCCTGGTAGAGCTGGTACTCGCGCTTGTAGTTGCGTGGTTTTGTAGCCATCACGGCTCCAGTGTGTTGGTCCCCCAGAACGCTGGGGGCCGGATGTATCAACAGGGGGAGACGTCTGTTTGCGAGACTGGCCTGCCTACATCTGCCGCTGTTTTACCCCACCTGCGGCTGGGGGCCACTAACACTTATCGGTGTTCGCACCCTTCATGAGTCACCGGACAGAAACGACATAAGGGAGAAGGCTTGGCACCCCACGCTTCGTTCGTTACCGCTGACTCAATCATGCTAGCGCGTCCGGCCCACTTTGACCAGATGGTAGGCAACATATCACGCGAAAATTCTGTCTTTACTACATCCCGCGCCACAACAAATAACAGCAGTCCGGAGACGCGCGTTATCTCAGGGTAGTGCGCCATCACCATAGCCGCCATGAGCTCGAGCTGGTCGGGATCTGCAAACCGAGCAGACTTGCCGGTTTTGTAATCCGCGACTCTTGCACGACTCTTGTGGAGCGCCAAGAAGTCAGGCACGCCCCGAAACCATACGTCGGCATCAAAGAAATCGCATGGGCTGAAGTCCTTGCGGATGCCAAGTTTTTGCTCGCACAGCAGCGTGCCCTTAATAGACTTAAGCGGCGCGACGTACGGCTCGAACGCTTGGAACTGCTCGGGCAGGGGCTTGCCGTCCCGGATGTATTCTTCGAAAGCTTTGTGCACGGCTGTGCCGTACAGCGTGGCCTCGGTGTCTTGAGATTTAAACTTCTTGAGGATGCGCACCTCGTGATAACGCCGCGGGCACCCCTCGAAATCTTTAACTGCTGAGTAAGAATGAGCGAGCTTCATGTGGGTTCCTTAGTATGGAGCCCAGTTTAACCTAACAATCCCCGTAAGACCCACCATAACCCGCTTCGCATGACAGCGGCAACCCGACTGCCCACTTCGGGTTCCACGACATAGACTCGATGACATACGCCATCGCTTGCTCAGCCTCGGCCTCCGGGGCCACACACGCTACGGAGTCATGTACAGTCAACACCGTTGGATAGCGCCGGTTGATACGCAGCATCTGCTCAGCCACGATACACCGGGCGACAGCCTGGCAAAAATTCTCAACACACAGGCCGCCGTACACGCGGGACGGCAGCCCCTTGGAGGTGTAGCGCCACTCGGGCTTGCCCTCGTCGTTGTACTCGCGCCGCAGCTCAGAGTACTGTAGGTGCAGGCCGTTAGGCAGGGTGAGCCCCCGGCCCGGCACAACACGCACAAGCCCCGGCACATCGACGACCATCTCTTGCCCCGCATACAGCGCCTCGATAGCCCGGCTGGCAGAGTCCCAGAGGTACGGGATGCGGGCGTAGGTTGTGCGGTATGCGTTGATGATGCGCTTGGCCTCGGCCTCAGATACCTCGACACCGGCCATGGACTTGAGAAACGCTT